TACGGAGGACATGACCTCTGCTACAACTGCACCCAAGCTGAGAGACACTACAAACACACAACCGAGACATACAAATAATGAGCGCAATTAAACAACAGACAATCCGAGTGGCAGACGCAGATGAATCACCTGCACGAATCGACTTCGCCTACATCGACAAGAAGTACAAGGAATGGCTGGTTCGACGTGGATTTTCCAATGAACTTGGAAACGAACTTGGAATGCGACGGCCAAACGGACGACGTGGCAAACGAATTGACCCTGATGAAATCTGAAATTACGCGAGAACAACTGTTGAAGGAAGCGCCTCAATTGATCGAGTATGCCATTCTTCGCGGCTGGATGAGTAAGCCCAAACCAAAATCTGATGACGCTTGGCATTGCAGCGGATCAGGACATCTCGACGACGCTTCAGACGATGAAATACAGGAACTCCGCAAAAAGCTCAGTGGAGGTTGAACTCCTCTCCGACGACGTAGAAATACGGATCGGAGAAACCAAGTGGGCAGGCGTGGCCTACATGCGAGAAGGCAAGAGCAAGGTCTACGTTCGAACCAAAGCCGAATTCAAGGCCAAGTTCGTTCTGGTCGATGCGAAGCCCTAACCTATACATCGCCGCACAAGAGCAGCTCTTTGCGAAGTTTCAGTCACGCTCCATCGCCATCCAGCATTGGAGCAAGTACCTGATGACTCCCAAAGAGCTTGCTCTCCTTTTTCAGAAATTAGAGAAATCAAATTCTGTTCTTCGCGAGATAGCCAAGACTGATCTTGGCCAAAGCGGGGAATTAGCGAGAAAACAACTTGGAATCGAATGAATCAATCAAAGATCGACCGTGCGCGTGCGTGGCTTAGAAACACCCCAGGAGCCGTCGCTGGTCAAGGCGGTCATAACGCGACCTTCGCAGTAGCAACCGCGCTCATACACGGTTTTGAGCTTAATGCGGGGGATGCGGAGACACTCCTGCACGAGTACAACTCGAAATGTCTCCCACCATGGAAGCCGAATGAGTTGGCGCATAAACTTGATCAGGCATCCAAGGTTTCGCACGACAAGCCGCGTGGCTGGCTTCTCGAATCGAATTCCGGCATGGGGCAGGGCGGAACTCCGGTGTCTCCAACCGGCAAGTTCGTGGTGCGAAAGATCCAAGCAATTCCGCAATCGGACTTTCGATTTTCAACCATAGATTTCTTAAAAGCCTGCTTTGAACCAGATGAAGTTGTCTGCATCTGCAATGACATCGTAAGCGACGACGAAGGTCGGACTCGGCCAAACTCCAAGGGTACATTCCTCAAGCGCGACGAATGGATTAAGAACCATTTCACTCCGCCCATCAGCGCCATGTGGAACGGTCCTGACAGCCGTGGCGCATACGTCCGCGTCAATCCGTGCTTCGATGAGAGTGGTTCTGATTCAGGCGTGGCAGCATTCCGCCATGTGCTGGTCGAGATGGACGAGAAGACCAAGGACGAGCAATGGACGATCCTCAAGGAATCGAAGCTGCCGATGTCCGTCGTCATCGATTCCGGTGGCAAGAGCTTGCACGGCTGGGTACGAGTCGATGCGGCGAACAAGGAGGAATGGAACGAGCGTCGTGATGTCGTCTATCGCCAGCTAGAGGCTCTCGGCATCGATCCGAAGAACAAGAACGCAAGCAGGTTCAGCCGGTTAGCCGGTGTGATGCGCGATGGCAAAGAGCAGAAGCTGTTGGCCATCAATGTGGGTGTCGTGAACTGGGATGCGTTCACGGACTATCTGGAGTCGCAGGACATGCCTCAGGAGTTCTCGCTCGATAGCATCATCGAGTACGACCCGAAGAATGATCCTGACAATCTGATCGGTGACAGGTGGTTGCGTCGCGGTTCATCGCTTCTCTTCGTAGGCCAAAGTGGTTGCGGTAAAAGCTCAATGGCCGCGTATCAGGGGATGAAGTGGGCGTCCGGCGAAGCATGGTTTGGCGTAAAGCCCGTCCGGGCGTTAAAAGTGGCTTACATTCAGGCGGAAAACGACATCGCCGATCAGCATGACGCACTCAAGGGTGCGGCTCAGATGACGTTTGGAAAGGAGAACTGGGAGCGAGGATTGCGGAGCGTTGACATGCTCTTCTTCCGCGAAACGGTTCGAACCGGAACAGACTTCGCCACAATGCTCCGCCGCCTCGTTCGCAAGACCAAGGCTGACGTGGTTTACATCGATCCGCTGCTCTCCTACATGGGTGGCAATCCTGCGGACATCGAGGTCTGCGCGAACTTCACGCGGCATCTGCTCCAGCCGATTATGATGGAGACAGGTGTTGTCCTAGTACTCGTCCATCACTTCCCGAAGCCGAAGGGTAAGGACGATAAACCTGAGAGCGTGGCAGATTTGGCCTACTCAGGATTCGGATCGTCCGATCTTACGAACTGGGCGAGAGAGGTGATTGTGATGAAGGAGGTTGGATTCAACAATCCTCGCAAGTTCATGCTCGGCATGGCGAAACGAGCAGACCGCTCCGGCATGACGGATAAGGACGGAAAAGTCACCGGATCGATTATGATCCAGCGTGGTACGGGCGGCGACATCTCATGGAACTACGCAGAACCTGAGAAGTTTGTCGTGGATAAGGAGTCGGTTAGTAGGAAACCGTACTCCAAAGGACGATATCCTAAGCGTTAGCCTTCTCACGCTCGGCGCGGCGACGACCTTTCGCGGCTAGAGACTGGAACCGCTCACGCCCCAGCTTTTTACGCCCGATTGCGGCGGCCAAAGCCTTCGGATCGCGAACTCCCTTCTTTTCAAGGCTGGAAACCAGCTTCTCGTAACGACCGCCACCGCCAAGTTTCATCTTGTCCATAAAATTACCATGCTTTGCACGACCACGTTCTGGGTTTGGTAGGATCTTTCGCTGTATCGCAGTTATGCCGCGCGCGGAAGTTCTTACGACGCTCAGGATTGTCGCGTTTGATTTCCATGTTCGGATCGCCGAAGCGAACCTTGACGACGTTTCCTTTGTCGTTCTTGACGTACACCGCGCTCTTCTTCCGCTCGCCGGGAGTGTAGAACGGCTTGTTGAGCGTCACCTTACGTCCCTTGTAGGTGTTACCTTTTTTGGAGAGGGAGGTTTTCATTAGAATCGACGAACAGAAGCAGATGGAATTTGAGGGCGTTCAGCCTCTTCGCGCTCATCGTTACGCATTTTCAAACGGTCAGCCTCAAGCGTAAGAATCTTAGGCCATCGACGGTTGAATGCGTCCATCTGATCCTTTGCAACCTGATCGATTGGTTTTGTAACCGTGGCAAGATAATCTGGATTTTTAAGAATCCTGCCGATTGCAGCAGCTCCGCTTACAGCGGCAAGGTTGGACAACGCCATTCTTCCATACATGTTTGCCCCAAAAGCTGAGGCAACGGCAGATGTCACGGCGGGGATTAGCTTGCTCTTAACGAGGCTGTCCTTCTCGATGACAACAGAAAGCTGATCAGCAATCTTGTTCATCTGTTCGACTCCAGATTTTCCGAACGCCTCAACAATGAGCGGATTGTACTGACCAGAAATCAGCTCCCGCATTTTATTGATGTTCACCTGTTTCTTGCCTGCATCCAGTGAATCTTTGAAAAGATTTCCGACAATCAAATTCTGAACGTCCCCAACAAGATCTGGCCTTTCGTTCCGCATGACTTTCATAAACTCCTGAACGACATACCTTTGTTCTTTGCCATAATCAGTTGTCAAAAACTTGACCACATCTTCCGGCTGAACCTGATCGGCGGAAAGCCTTCCAGTCTTGGTTGCGTCCAAAACCATCTTCTGGAAGTCAGTCGCCTCTTTAGACGCTTGCTGAACGTAAATCTGAAGATCCTTGGCCAACCGCTCAGAGTCTGGATTTGATAAGATCAGCTTGATTTGTTCGTCATCTATCTTGATCGGCAATTTTCCATTTACAGCACTTTGAAGGTCGGCCAAAGCGGCTGTTATTTGTTTCGTCCTAGCGTCCATCTCTTTAAGTTCCTTGCCAAGATAAGGGCGAGGCTGTTCAAGACGCTGAATTTCAGAGGTTACTGATTTAAGTTTTCTTTCGTTTTCCTTAAACAAATTTACAGCAGCCTTGTCATCTTTTGCAATTCTAGCCTCAAGTTCCTTAGACTTAACGAGAAGATCGTTTTTCTGAGTCGTTAGATTAGATTTTTTATCAATTAAATCTTTGTAACGTGCCGCAACATCTTGGATTTCAGAAAGCTGCGGAAAAAACTCATTAGCAACTTCTCCGGTCAATTGGCTTCCTTTGCCCATTTTTGCCTCCGTCAACAAAGACAAGAACTCTTCTGGAGTTTGGCCAACCTTACGAAGTTTGTTGTAAACAAAGTCTTCAAGCAGAGGCTTGAAGGTGGGTTCCCATTCAGAACCTGCCACCTTCTTCATCACCTCTAATGCTTGTCCTCCACGAGTTCCTAGAAGGCTCAACACAGCTTCAGGACTTCCACCTCCCTCGCCAACATCTCTCAAAAGACTAGAGATGATGCTTCCCTTGAACCTGTTTATCCCCTCTCGATACTCTGCATTTTGAGCCTTAAATGCAGCCTTGAAACCAGGATCAGTATTAAGAGCCTCTTCCATCAGCCCTTGAACACGATCAAGTTCTTGGAACGTATCGTAATCAGCTTGCTGAACCTTCTTGTTGAAATCTATTTGGTTAAGAATTTTGGTTCTCTGATCTTTTAGATCATTGAGAGTAAAAGTCTCAGTTACATCGTTTCCATTTTCGTCTTTTACCGTTTTCCCAAACTTGTCTTTTTTAGGAACAGAAACAGAAATTGAGTTTAGTTTAGGATCTAAAGCCTTGTATCCCGCTTTCTGTTTGTCCTTGAATTCTTGAAGAAGAATGTTTGCGTATTCTCCAAACTGTTTGCCGGTTTCAAATTGGGTTACAGATTTGCCGTAACCAAACTTAGGGTCGAAACCGCTTTCGATTTCATTGATCTGCCTTTGTTTATCAGCTATTTCATTGTCGATCTGTGTTCTTCTAATGTCGTCAGATGCCCTAAGATCTTTCTTTTGAGTCTCAAGATTTCTGATGTCGTCGAAAATGGATTTAGACTGCAACTGAAGTTCGCCTTCAGCCCTTCTCGCAGCGCCAAGTAGTTCTGCGTTTTTTTCATTAAACGCAACATCCACCTTTCTCTTCGCTTCATCGATCATCTGCTGAGCATTGAGAACAATTCCGCTGATCAAATTTTCGTCGATGTCTTTACGTTCTGTAACCCGCTTAAGTTCGGAAACAATTTGATTGGTTAGTTCATCTCCGCTTAGACCGTTTGCGCTTCCAGTCCTGATAGAATTTTGAAGGAAGTCGGTAATGTTGCCCTGCCAAGCTCGAATGTCCTCAGGTCGAGTTCCAGAAAGTTGCGGCGAGTAAAGCGTGTCGGCCAATTGCCCTGCTAATGCAGGGTCGATTCCTCCACCGGCACCAAGCTCTCGGCGAATTGCGTCTGCGCGTTCGGTTAGGAACTGCTGCGTGTAAGGGCGCTGAAGTTCTCCGGCAAACCTTTTCAGGCTTCCACCACTTCTGGAAAGCGCGCCAAGACCTCTTAGTCCTCCTGAAAATGTAGGAAGGAAAAGACCACTCAACGCGCCCTGTTTAATAATCTCTTCAGTTTTCCCAGACTCATCTCCAAGTGTTGAGGCAAAACCTTGAGCCGCCCCAGTCATCCCGCCAGCGGCACCCTCTTTGAGAATTTGCTTCAACCTTGAAGACTGCTGAGTAACTCCAGTTTCAGCAGTGGTCAAAAACTGCAAAGGACTACGAAACCCTCCAGCTCCACGCTTTGAAAGACTGCCAAGAAGCGGAACACCCTGAGCAGCGGCTTCTTGGATATCATATGGCTCTGGAGTTATCGTCTGGCGAAGAAGTTCACTTCCAACGCCAGCAAGCATTTCTCCACCAATCGTTTGGCCACCTGGAATTTGAGAAAGTCCAATTCCAGCGGCCAAACCGGCAGCCATACCAACTCCTCGTCGAGCCTGATTGAACCGATACTCGTTTAAGAGCTTTTGCTCTTTAGGTGAGAATTCGATTGGAACCTCAGGATTGCCTCCGCTTGCCTCAAACTCCTGAAACTTCTTGGCGCTCTCACGGCCAAGCCTTAGATCAGCCTGCTCAACCAAAAGGCTTCTTGGCCTAAACGTGTCACGACCAACAAGAGAGGCATCAGAAGCAGCTTGCTGAACCGCTTCCATAGATCCGATAGGAGCTTCATCAGGAACAAATGAAATCTCTGTAGCCGAGTTTATTCCCTGCTGATTATCTGGAACAAACGTGATTTCAGGTTGAGCAGAAACCTGATTCATCGGCTGTTCCGACAGCCCTACATCAACTGGTTGAATAGGTTGGCCAGCTTGCACCTGATCGGTCTGACCTTCATTTTGCAAAACGTACTCATCCATAAATTATTTAATGGTTCCTTGCACTCCGTTGATAATCACCCTTGTTCCAGGTTTAACTCCGGCGGCTTTAGCTTCTTCAATCGTCCTAAAAGAAGGAGTTGAAACGGCAGCGTTTGTTGAACGCATCGCCTGAGTAGCAGGAGCGGTAATCATCGTGCTTCTCGAAGGCGTTTGAGATGTTCCTGCTGGAATGTCTTTTCCGTATTTTCTGTAAATGCTGTTTACCCTGTTCATGCCCTCATTAACACGGGTATCAAGCTCTTCTTTTTTGATCGAAATTTGCTCAACAAATCTTGGAAGATCGGTTCCAAATAACCTACCAGTTGCAAGTCCCCTGACTGGGTTCAACTGAAATTCAAGGAACTGTCCAAGACGTTTTGATTCTTCAACACCAACGGCATCTTTGCCTTCTGCGCTGTTTAGAATTTTAAGTATGTTTTGTGCGGAAGCTCGTTTTACATATTCATCAATTGAAGGATCATCGAGAACCCCAATCTCATATCCAATTGCGTCGGAAATGCCCTGTTTGTTGGCAATGTCATCAGCGGCTTTTTTGACAAGCCTGTCATCTACGGCGTTGAGCTTGATTTCTCCATTCTTTGCAGGTTGAAGAATTTTTTGAACATAAGCGTCAGCTCTTTTGCCAAGCTGATCGACTCTCACTTTTTCAAGCGCAAGCCTTTCAAGTTGAAGGCCCTTGGAGAAATCAAACTTCTCCCGCTCAAGACCAGTCTTGGCTTCTTGAGTTGTCTTCTTCAGATCAAGCTCTTCACGATCAAGCTGCAACCTTCCTTCTTTAATCGACTTGTCCAATTCAAGTTTAGCGCGGTCAATTTCGCCTCTGGACGCACCCTGAGAAATGAGCCTTTGCAAGTCAGCCTTTTTAATCTCGATGTTTCCAAGAAGAGAGGTGGTTTTAGCTTCAGTTTGACTAATCTTTGAAGTTCCTAATTTTTCATAATAGGCGTTCATTTTCTGAACGTCGATGTTAGGACTTCCGTCTTGATTGAAGCCTATCCAAGCTCCGGCATCGATTGCCTTGTTTATCGTTGATGCCCTCAGCGTGTTGGAAGTAGCTTCTGCCCTGTCTCTGGCTTTCAGGAGTTCAGCCCGAGCAGAATACTTCTCAAGGTTGTTCAACATCTTGTCTGCCTCTTGCCTGTACTGCTTGGACTTAAACGGAGGTATGACTGGGAATTTCGCTTTGTCGGTGGGGTTGTTAAGATAATCTGCAACACCCTTGCTAAGATCAGAAAACGTTTTGTACTCCTCAACCTGCGCCTTCTGCTCACCGATAGCGTCAGCAAGAGCAACATCACGAATCTTGTTCTGAAGCTCCATTCCTTGGCGCTGGAGCAAAGACTCAGCAGTCTGCTGCTGGAACTGCTCCATCATCCGCTTTTGCGTCTGCGCGCGGTCGTAGAGGCTTGCGCCTAGCTGAAATGCTTGAAGGGTTTCGTCGGCCATAAATTATGCCCAGTTAGAAGGATCGGTTGGTCCTCCGATGTTTCCGGGTGGAATTGCGTAAAGCTCAGGATCGTTCTGAGGATTGTACGAACCGGGTTGATACGATGACGGCATCTGCTGCATCAACCCACGCTGAGTGAAAGCCCCACCAGCGAATCCACCAGCAGAGGAAATCGCGCTTCCGATAGCAGCCATCGTAGGATCGGGCATTGCAGCCACCTGAGCGGCTTGCAGGTTGCGATTATACATCGCTTGCTGCTGCTGCTGCATTACACCAACCCGCTGAGCAGGAGTGATAAACATGCTGCTCACCGAGAACGGTTGGACCATCCCCATCGTTCGTTGTTGCTGGATGAAGTTCTGAGCCTGAGCAAGACCTTGATTTTGGATCTGCATCGATGTCAGACCAAAGTCACGCGCAGAAAGGTTTCGACCCATTCCGCTTCCAGCTCCAAATCCACCGCCAAGCGCACGACCAGCGGCGGATCGTTGAAGCTGGGATTGAACGTCTTGTGAAACTTCCCCACGCAAAGCTGATCCAATGTTCTTTCCAGCCTGTTGAATCAACTGGTCATAGCCAGGAATCGCACGACGAAGCTGAGACTCAAGCTGAGATTGCTCGGCAGCGGTCGTCTTCTGGGCGAGTTCAGTGGCAGACTCAAGAGAAGCGATGTTTTGTTGAATCGCTTGCCTCTGTTCTCCAGCGAAATCAATCGGCTTCAACTCGGGAATTTTTGGCTTTTTCCCCTTGCTGAGAAGACCACCAAGCAAACTCGTTCCACCAAGGATTGCCGCACCACCTAGAATAGCTCCCATAAATTAAAATACCTCCTTCACAAGACGGTTGCCGTTCTCAATCGAGAACACCTTTTCAGGTTCGTGACGTTGGATGTTCATGGTAACCAAACGTGCAGCCTTCTCTTCTGGAAAAGCTCGCTCGTTCTGAAAGCAATGAACCCACACCCGCCGCAAAGTATCCACTTTAAAAAGCTCGTTCTCCTCGATTGTCATCACCCCGTGGAGTGACGCCCACGCATCCGCGTACTCACGAAGCGCCTGAACCGAAGGAAGGTGAACTTCGTAGCCGAATCGCTCGGTGCATTCTTTGGCTGACGCTTCCGCATCTTTCTTGACGTAGACTTTGATCGAATCATGCACGACAGCCTTGGGCAGATATCCGTAAGTCGAACAGTCGGCGACGTACTTGTAACGAGTGCGGTATTCTTCAATCGACTGTTTCCAATTCGGATCAGTCGCACCTTGCTCATGTAGGCCAAGGCAATCCGTCTCCAACGAGAAAAGGACCGACATGAATGCCGATCCGAATCGAGGCAGACCGCAAATTTGGAAGAGCTTACCTTTCATTTTTTATGCACAAAGAAGTCCAAGCTGCGGTTCGAGCTAAGATAAAGATGGCCGACTCAGCACCTGGGATTACCCCAAGCTCGCTGCAAACGACCGCAGTGTAGAGCGCGGCATTCGGATGGACGTTTTTGCCAGCTTCTTTCATCCATCCATGAAGTTGCTCGACGCGAGCGTTGGCGTTTGGAAAGTCGGACTTGATCAGCTCGCTAACACGGCTCCATGCCGGATCAATTTGATCCTTGAAGAACGAATTTCCGAAACCAGGAATCTTCATTCCAGCCTCAATGGCCGACTTCAACGCTCGCTCATCAAACCGCTCGTAGACAAATCGAGCAGGTCCAATCGGGCCGTGAGCATCGCCCAAGGTTAGGATTGCCGAAGCAATTCCATTTGTAAGCTGCGCGCTTCCAAAGAAAGCGTTTACAGCAGCGCCGGAACTAGAGTTTTGATTGTTCCGAGCCGCCATGTCATGCGCGTCAAAGACAGCCTGAAGCAACTCCAGTTTTTTTGGAGTCGCCTCAGCCAACGCGAAATCAATGTTTAGGTTCAGAACCATTGCGAAAACCCTCCGCCATTCAATCCGACGCCTACCATGCGTATCGTCGCCACAGCGTCGCCCAAATACTGCATCGTCTGCTCCTGCACAGCTTGAACAGCTTTGGCTTCGTAGGCCACTGCTTCCTGAATCAAATCGTTCTCCTCCTTGCGAATCGCCATGACCATCAGCTTGATGGCGTCTGGACACGGGGGGATGAGGTAGTCATTGACGCTCGTCGCGTTGATGTGGCGCATCTTCGCCATCACCGTTACCGGCTTGTCCTCCTCGTTGTTGCAACGATCAGCGAGGTAACTGCGACGATACTGCGGCAAAGTTTCATCAGGGTCGTAAACTGCCAGATCCAACTCTAGCAGCGTCGTAGCATCGTACTCGTACAAACGGCTTGCCGTGTTCGTGGCTTCGCGGATGACGCCGGTCAGAGTGGTGAACTTCTTGGTCGATTGAGTGTACGGCAAAGCAAGCGTTAGCTTTTCACCGTCGATCCAGACGCCTCCGGATTGCGTTCGAATCCATTGACCGTTTTGATCAACACCTTGCAGCGTGATGGTTTTGCCGACATCCGAAGCGTCGCCAGGGTAGACTCGAAGATAACTGTTAGTACCGCCAGACATGTCGCGGTAAGAAACCACAGTGCCACGGTCAATAAGCTGCTTACCAACGCACACTTGGTTTCCATTGAGAAGTCCGTATCCGGTTTCCTGAAACTCAAACCATTGATTGCGAACCGTTCCGACTCCGCAGCAATCGGCCACAGCTTCAATCGTCTCGATCTGACGCGGCCAAGTGATGCAGCCTCCGACCGTGTGAATCGTGAAGCGTCCGTACGCGCCAGCCCACAAACCCTTGTGAAGCAGCCGTCGGCACGCCTGATTGATGTACTCGTAAACGCGAGCGTCATCGACGCAAACGCCGATAGCCCGAGCAATCGTTGACCTGATATCTTGGACGATCAGCTTCATTTGGTGTAGTAGACTCGGCCAGTTCGCTTGATGAAGTAAACACCATAGAACGGCGGAAGATTGTTGTGGGCCGCATCGCCTCCAACCGAAGTGGTCGGCAACAAGTTGGCCACTCCTTCCGAGCGATTCGTTGCACTGAAGACACTCGTGTCAGCCGATCCGCGTTGGGTGAGGTTAATGTACTGGTCGAGAATCTGATGCGTATGTGACGGCATCTCGGAGGTGACAAGCGTGTGCTTGTCCTCACCAGCAACAGCGGTCGATGTGGTTGTTCCATTGACGCTAACAACTCCACTCGCCGCGAACGTGCCAACTCCAACCGGGAATCGAGCTTCGAAAGCTGTGTCAATTTCCCACATCGAACCGGCGTAAGGATTGCCGGAATAAACGGTTCCGTCACCGCCGTCGTATGAAAGGACATCAGCACTTGTTCCCACGAAGATGCGACGCTCGCTTCCACCGGCGGCAACAGGGTTTTGCCTCGCCCAATAACCCCCCTGAAAAACCCACCAGTTGCCGTTGTTATCCAACCACGGGTAAACCTGATTGTTCAGCGCCGGAACAGATGCACCGAAGTTGAAGAACGAGTTTCCAATCGAACTATTGAACGTCGCCTGAGTGCCGCTGATGACATCGTTGGCCAACTGTTGGTAGTTGGTCGGACAATACCCGACCGGCAAACTCGGGGGCGTCAGCGTGATGAGCGTAAGGTTTGGCATGCTGTTTTAAGTGTTAACGGATTCCGACGTGTAAGTCAGCGGGTTGATGTCGCACGCACTAATCGGTGTGCATGCAGGGAACACCGTCCGGCAATCACCAACACTCGGCTCCTGAATATCGTAAGCGTGAACTCGAAGACTCTTGATGCGGCAGTATCCAATGATGTTCATCGCAACCTGAACCTCGTAAAGATTCCGAGCCGGAGTGCTGATCGTCTCGTTGCACGGAGCATCTGAAGGCGTCGGAAAACGCATCTTCGGACGATACTGCGGCTTGAAGTTTTGAATCGGGCAAAGATCCAAACACTGCGTCGTCGTCGCGCACTCAGAAAAGTCAGTCCACTCAATCCAGCCAGGATACTGATCAGGCCGATAGGTGACGTTGAAGGAGACATCACCCTCAAGCGAGTCGATGAACAAGTCGCCCGAATCCAGTCGCTTCAATCCAAACGGAACCTCGAAGTTGTAGGCGCGAGTCTGCACCTGCCACTCAATCTCCTTCTTACCATCCGGGATATTGTTATCGAACTTGTCCGCCTTGGTGACTTCCCAGATTTGAATCGAGTCATCCGATCCGCGAGCGATGCAGAAACACTGATCGCCGTAAGCGTTCTCAGTCTTGACGATCTGAAGCACATCAAGTCCGGTCCAGATTCCCGACCACGCAGGCGGAAACTTTTTCCGCATCGACGTAATCAGGTCGAAGTCCAAGACAGCCAACGCCTTGTGAATGACACCCTCGGCATTGTACCGAGGCTGGCAGGTCATTAGGAGGCGATTGTCGAACACAACCGCAGAACTGGCCCACAAGAGATTCGTTTGATCGTTCTCAATGACATTCAGCATCTCGCTGCTGATCGGGGTGTTGCCCCAATCGGTGAACGAGCGTCGAGCAATGATGAACGAGCGGACACCATCGACAGCGCGGTAGAAGACATCGCCATTGATGGTGATGGCCGACCGAGAACCAAGCGCACCGCTCGTAAGCAAGCTGATGGCTTGAATCGGATAGTTTAGGTTCTTCCAAACATCACGATCAACAGGCGCTTGAACCGAGAAGACGTATCGAGGTGTGAAGACTAGAAGCGGACCTTGGCCGAGCGAGGTGTCAGGATCGCCTGGGACAGCCATCGCTGTGATACCCCCTGAATCCGACGGAACCGCAAAGTCTCCGCCTTCATTGAGGAAGGTGTTCTCGGTTTCCTTGAGAACACTCGCTCGCGTTCCATCCCCATAAACGATGTCGGTAGCGCGGAATGAAAACCCATCTGGAAGAGCGTACCAGATACGGCCATTGACGTAGGCCATAACCTTGCCGGTCTTAATCTCATCGTCGCTCGCTCGACGTAGACTTGTCCCGTTGAAGATCAGCGGCCTGCTAAACCCATCCTGAATGACAACGAAGTTCTCAGCTTGAACCATCCAGCCATCTAGCAGGTTGGAAGGATTCTCTAGGTCAGCAGAAGTTGTGAGGCTCTGAGCATTGTTCTGAAGGCAGTTGTAAAGCCACACTTTACCACTGATCAGCATCAGTATGAACGTGCGTCCATCGTCAGCAATGTAGGGCAGCGCACATTGGAACGTGCCGGTTAGCGACTGAGGTCCGTAGCAGTCCTCCGACCAGCCATCAGCGGTAACGTTCGTCTGGTCAGCGGTAATCTGATCGTTGTCAGCCGTGATGGTGACGCACAGGTCGTAATCCTTCTGAACGAAGCCGGGGCGGCATGAGACAAACCCCTGTCGGAAGTTGGCATTGACCGCAAACGCTACCTGATTCTTGTCCACCTCAGACGGCATCACGCCAGCGTCAATGCCACCCTCAAAGGTGACAGATCCGTCCGTGTACCTCCGTGGTGCGCGTTCGCTCATGGTTTAAGCCTGAATACGCTGGACCGAGAATGAGGAGCCGGTTTGGACATTCAAATCGTGTCCTGTAGTCTGAATCAAGATGTCGTAGTAATCGCCAACAGTTGCAGCTTGGTCGATGTAAGAAAACGAGACAGGCGATAACGATTGGGTGGTGCTTGCGCTGACATTAAACGAAAGCGTTTGAAAAATGTTTGAACCTAGCTTCCTTAAGAAAACAACGACCTGAGCAGTATTTGTATTTGCCAGCAGATTGAACACACCTTCGATTTTGTAATACCCAGTATTAGGAACCACAAATCGACCAGTCGCGGCAACAAAGCCAGAAGACGGATCTAAGTTTGCCCAAGATCCAGAAGGAAAGTCTGTAAGGCTAAACGGATTTTTGGTTGTTCCAGTCGCAATCAGGTTAGTTCCGGTCAACCTCCGTGTAAACGTGACGTAACTGAACGGAACAATCGACGGAGCCGACAGCGTGATGTTTCCGGCGCTGTTCGTAACGACAATCGGAGCCGTTCCGACAATCTCCTTCTGAAGATAAGCCGCTCCGTCGCCGACCGGAATCTTGTTCGCGGGAGCGGTCGTCAGGTTCGTGCCACCTTGAGCAATCGGAACCGTGCCGGTGACATCGGCAATAGGAATCGTGGAAACAGTCGAAACCGCACCAAATCCGCCCGATCCTTGAGTCTTGAGATAGCCAGCAGATAACGAATCAAGAGCAGTCTCGTTAGTCAGCGTGGCGTCAGCGGTGCGGCAAATGTAAGACGCACCAACCGGAGCGCCGCCGGATACACCGGGCGTACCTTGCGGACCAACTCCGCCAGCAAGCGTTACAAGAGAACCCGATGGAATTAAAGTCGTGGGAACCGCATTAGCGATTCCAAGAACTCCAGAAACAGGATTTTGAAGTGTGACGTTGAGTCCTGTTACATCCGTCACCTGCATGTACCCAACACCCTGAATTGAAACAAAGAACTGTCCGGCGACTGATTCAGGGAGAAAGCTGGTGCCACTCAACGGAACCACAACCGATGCCCCTAGTGCGGGGACAAAAAACTGAGCCGTCGTGTAGGAGAACGAATCGATACCATCCGTTCCATTGGTGCCGTTGGTTCCAGCCGGACCTTGAGGGCCGGGGATATTCACGACTACCGGCTCGGAGTCGCAAGGCTGGCAACAGCCGGATGAAGAAACAAGTTGCGACGGCATAATTTTCCTTTCGCAGAACCTCAAGTCCAACGACAACTAATGCAAGGCCAAACTATGGCAGAGCAAGCGTCCGAGCATCCATTGATTCAGCATAAGTACGGGATTCGTTCACCCGTCAAGATTCCAGACCTAGAACTGGAACTTTACGCATTCCGAAACCGGCTCCAACCCAATGAGGGCGGACTGGGTACTTTCGACCATTTTGTTAACGCCACCAAAATGCTCTGGCCGAAGATGAGCTGGAATCCTTGGCTGGAAGCTCAAGTCGAAAGTCTCTGCGAACACGATTACGTTGGGTGGGCGGGATGCGGCGCGTCCGGTAAGACCTTTGGAGCAACACTTTTCGCGACAGTCTGGTGGTTGGCCAACCCTTCCAAGACAACCGTTGTCCTAACATCGACGACCGCGAAGATGATCCGCAAGCGTATGTGGGCCAATCTTCAGGATCTGGTTCGTAAGTCGCGAGGGTTCCCAGGCAACATGGTCGATTCGAAGATGGCGCTTCAGGCCATCAAAGGCGACGACCGTCATTCGATTTCAGCCATTGCCGTCGCCGAGGGAAACACTTCGAAGGCTGTGGCCAACATCCAGGGTATTCACGCCGAGCGGGTGATGGTCATCATCGACGAAGCGACGGACACGCCCGAAGCAGCTTTCGAGGCTTGCACCAATCTTTCGAAGGGTTGCCGCGAGTTCAAGATGCTGGTCATCGGAAACCCTGCTTCGAAGTACGATCCGCACGGACGCTTCTGCACACCGGCAAAGGGTTGGCGCAGCGTAACGATTGAGGATCAGCATTGGCTGACAGAACGCGGGATGTGCCGACGGTTTGACGGCATGAAATCGCCCAATATCAGTGAAGGGCGAACAAAGTACCCATATCTCATCACGCACGATCAGGTCTTGTCGGCAATGCGGCATGAGGGTGAGCAAAGCCCTACATTTTGGAAGTACACACGCGGATTCTGGAGTCCTGACGGCATGGTCAAGACGGTGTTGTCAGAATCGCTGATTGAGACGCACACACCTACAAGGAACTTGGTGTTTACGACCAATGTCCAAGTCGTCGCCGGACTCGATCCAGGCTTTGGTGGCGATAGATGCGTTCTCCGCTTTGCTAAGATTGGCACCGCAAACGACAAGGCGAGCGTACTCTTCGGCGATGTGGTTCAAATCTCACCGAATGCCGCGCTGACTGAGCCGGTGCATTACCAGATAGCCAATCGAGTTAAAGAGGAATGTGCCAAGCGCGGCGTTGCGCCGGACAAATTCGCTCTGGATTCCAGCGGTGAAGGCGGCGGATTGGCCGACATTCTGACCCGCGAATGGGGTGTTGTTCATCGTGTTGAGTTTGGCGGTTCTCCGTCAACCATCCCGGTCAGCGACGAGGATAGTCGGCCATGCAATGAGGCATACGACCGCAAGGTGACTGAACTCTGGTTCTCGATGCGGAAATGGGTCGTCGAAGAGCGTGTTGGCGGTATGGATATCGAGACATTGCAGGAGTTCTGCTCACGCATGTTCGACGATTCCAAGCGGAAGATATCGGTCGAATCGAAGACCGTGATGAAGCAACGAACCGGAAAATCACCTGACTTGGCCGACGCTGCTGTAGTCTTGCTTGATCTAGTCCGCAAAACCGCCTCTTTCGAACCGCGAGCAAGCAGAATGGATAAAGTCTGGGAAAAGCTCGTTCGAGATGCTGATTCAATTTATTACGACGACTTATGAGCAGTAACGTCACCGGATACAAAGTACTGAACGAACACATGGTCATCCCTGGCGGGTGGCATTACCGCGTCCCCGAAACCGGCATTGAAATCATGGGCGGATCATGGCCGCAGCTCCATGAGTTCGTTCGTAACCATTACACCGCCAATGCGATTAAAATTCCCGAAAATCTCGACACATTAATCACCGAGTATTCGTGTCGTAACGGAGCCGACTGCATGTACAACGAAGTTGAAATCCGTAAGCCAGAAGGCCGTAAATCCCTACAAATTGGCGATGTAATCCGCTTTAGCATGAGCCTGCTCCATGGTCTGACCGTGGGCGGCGGCAAGGTTGATCAGGCAGAAGCCACGCGCAGGGCGTCAATCTGCTCAACCTGCACCTACAATCGCAAGCCGCTTGGATGCACGGGGTGTAACGCTCGGGTGCTAAAAGAAGCGGTCAAAACCTTTTCCCAGCATGGAAGTACACCGCTAGACGAAAACCTGCAAAGCTGCGAATTTTGCGGTTGCTTTATCAGAAGCATGGTGTGGTTTCCCATTGAAACACTCCATAAATTTACGGACGCTACAGAGAACAAAAACCTTCCGGCCCACTGCTGGAAAAAACGACCATGTACGGAAACCTAGCCCAACTGCCGCTTGAAACCCTCAACGAAGACGGTAAAGCGCCAGAGACGCGCATAGCCGACGCGGCATCAGCGCGCGAAATCTTCCAGAAGCTCATCATGGCCGACGAGCTTCGCAATAGCACTCGGGCTAAGCTGCGTGGTCTGGTTGATGGCAATCCGCCATACAATCCCGCCGAGTTGCGCCGTAACAACCAAGCGTTCCGAACCAATGTAAACTTCCGCGAGTCGGAGGCGTTTCTGACGTTGGCCATGTCTGCCTTCTACGACGTGTTCGCCGAGGTTCCGACCTACGCAAACATCCGTACCGCTTACGGCAATGACATGGATAAGCGGGAGGATTGGTCAAAAGTTATCACCGAGGAGTTCGACCGGCTTCAGAAGCTCGACAAAGATTTCGATTACATCGTTCAGCTCTCACAGCGCGAAATGGTTTTGATTGGTGATGGTCCGCTGATCTTCGAAGACAGCACCAACTGGCGCTGCAAAGCCATCATGGCGACTGATCTTCTTGTTCCCGACGGAACCAAGTCAAATGTCAGTGATTGGAAGGTGGCCTGCGTCCGCACTCGCATGGGTGTTGATGACCTGTTCGAGAAGATTCAGGACGAGAAGGCAGCGGTAGCCGCTGGTTGGAATGTTGATTATGTCCGTCAGCGGATTCGCGCCGCAATGCCTGAGCCGTATCGTTCTGGTGTTCAGTACGACTGGGAGTTCTTCCAGCGCCAGCTTCGCTCGAACGATATCACTTTCTCAGCTCGCTCCGAGGTGGTGCTAATGTGTCACGTCTTCTACAAAGAATTCGATGGTCAGATCAGCCACTGCATCATCGATGAGCGTGACAGCGAGAACTTCATGTATCGCAAGCTCCGCCGCTTCAAGAAGTGGGAGCAAGTGATTCACCCGATGTACTACGACCGTGGTGATGGCGAGCATCACGGCGTCAAAGGCTTGGGCATCAAGATGCTCCAGGCGATGGAGCTGAAGAATCGCCTGCGCTGCTCAATGGTCGATAGCGCGTTCGCTCGCACCCAGATCCTGTTCCGTCCGCTAAACCCAAATGCGCTCAGCAAGACGAGCGTCGTTCAGCAAGGACCGTATGCCATTCTCCCGCCCGACTACGAAGTCATCCAGCAGAACATTGCTGGCGTTCTGGACGCTCCTATGGCGGTCAATGCGGACCTTGAGAATGTTCTTCAAGGCAATCTCTCTCAGTACCGTCAATCGCTCAACAAGCCGTCCGGCAATCCCCGAACTGCCACCGAAGTTCAGGCAATCGTCTCGCAGCAATCGGCAATCGGTAAGACTCAGTTGAGCCGGTATTACGCGCAGCTCGATTCTTTCTTCGAGGAGCGATATCGCCGCGCCTCCAATCCGAATCTGAATCCGATTACCCGCTCGGATAAGGACGCGATTGAATTCCAGCGTCGTTGCCGTGAGCGTGGCGTTCCGCAGCAGGCCATGCTCGACATCGATTACGTCGAGGCGACTCGTACGGTTGGCCAAGGTTCTCAGTTCGCGAAACAACAGCTTCTCGGCTCGCTCCTCGGCCTGCTTGGTTCTCTCCCCGAGGGTGGCAAGGTCAACCTCTTGCAGGACTACATCGCCGCTCAGGTTGGTCAGCAGATGGTTGATCGGTATCTCCCGAGTCAGTTGCAGACTTCGAAGATTCAAGATCAGACCGCTCTTGCTGTCCTTGAGCATTCCTCGCT